CCGACCGCGTCCGTGCTGGTGACCGCTCTGCTATTGTCGTACTCAGGAGTGTTATAGTAGTTAGCCCGGGTAGCTCGGGAAGGGGTATGCAAGATCCATGCCATTGAATGGTCGGACCTTCACTGCGGTCTATCGGATGCGCGCTAGGGCGCGCGTGAATGTGATGTGATTGCCGTGTCTCGCTTCGCTCGCACGCTGCTGACATCTTATCAGGCTGCGGCCGCATCATGGGCTCCTGCGTCGCCCGTTCAGCGGATGCGGCCTCCGCCCTTGAGGTGAGCACCATCACATCACATCCAACCAACCGTACATCACGTCTACCTAACCTCTCTCTACTCTCTCTCAAAACTACCTATCTCGGCTGTTTTATTAGTCTTTCCTGTTCAACCCCAACCGGGAACAATCGCGCCAGCCGAAGCGTCTGTCACGCTTCTTCCCTCTTTTTGGGGCGTGAACAGGAAAGACCATAACAGCCTCGCAGTAGTTTTGATCGTTCGAGAGAGAGGTTGTGATGGTCATTGCCATAACCAAAAGAAAGGGGCTTCTTCTATGGAACAAAATCAACATGTTAGACAAGCGCGCATTAACGCAGAATTCGGAGGTAAATCGCCAGTGATGGAAGGCACTGGAGGCTGGTTCTTCGTTGATGAAACATGGTGTTACCTCTACGGTCCTTGGAAGTCTGAGGATGAGGCGTGGCAAGCGCTGGATGCGTATTGCGCGATGATGCTGGATGACCCGGCATTCGAACAGAGCATGGCAAACATTTCGTAAGAAAGGAGACTGACAATGCAACGACATATCTACAACTTGTGCATCGCACTCGGCTACAACGTGGGTGCTGAACTCAACCTGTACCGTCGCAGTAATGACAGTCGGTGGTTCTGGTGGCAACCGGGAACACCGTATGAGACACACGTGGTTGTTGACCACGTTTGGCAACTACCCATCAAGGGAATCGTCGCATGGTGCCTTGGTTCCCACAACTGCATCACCTTCTAACCAATAAGGAGCCCAACGTGATAAACCACATTCAATGGACGTACAACAAGGGTGGAATAACGTGCGAACACAAAGAAAGAGTGCTACGGAAGTATGAAGTGACAGAGCCTAACGATTGGCTCAAACGTATGGAAACGTACGAAGTTTTCATGTGCGACGAATGTTGGCATGAATATTGCAACGGCGTAAATGGAACGTACGACCTATGAACAAAAACAACATCGGAGACGCTGCAGTGCAGGCTATGCAGCTTGGCGCTTCGAGATTGGGGAAGAGCGCCTGCGGCGCGGGGGGCGAACCCTCCGGGTTCGAAGACAAAATGATAGATAAAAAACAAACGGAAAATGGAGGCACCATGACCGAAAAAGAGAAGCATAAAGAGGAGACGTTAGGAACGACGGCAGAGGAGATGAGGGAACTAACGCACAGGCCTCATGGGGACGGAGGCGCAAGGGAGTTCACGATCACACCCGAGCAGGAGGCGTGCCCGAGAGGGTGCGCTGGACACCTGTATTGGGTGAAGCGCAGCAGGAACGAGAACGGAGAACTGGAACCTCCAAAGAAGCACTGCTACGAGTGCAACGAAGATTGGCTCGTGGACGGCGAGAGCGATCTCGAGAAGCTGCAAAGGGACTTTGAGGATGCCATCAACTACGGGCTGCAGGATGCCATCGTGTCAGCCGCGCGAAACAATCTCAAAGAGGAGTTCGCGCTCGAAGATGACTTCTTCGAACTCAAGCCGTCGCAGGAAGCCATCGAGCAAGCTGCACGGGATGAGCTTGCCTTCACGGACGAAGCAACGGCTTTCGCCAAGCTACACCCCACAGACAAGAACGTGGAGAACTTCCTCACAAGGCTGCGGCTGCGATACTGCCCCAAGGAGATCGTACAGCAGTTCACACGCAACCTACGCATGGAGGACAGCGTTGCAAGGACACGTTCCATCGCATTGATCTGGGCCACGTGGAAGGGCTGGAACAAGATGGTCCACTACGCGGCAAACAAGCCACAGTCCAAACAGGTAGTGTTCAAGTATCAGCGACGCCGGGAAGAGCGTCAGCCAGAGGCTACCGCGTGAACGACGCGGTGCTTTTCGATGTTGTCATCTTCATCTTCATGTGCTACGCGCTGGTGACCTCAAACTAGAAGCTGATGCTGGAATGACACAGCCGTGGACGATTGGTCACCGTCCATGGCAAAAGGTGGGGAGGGCGGCGACTGCCTCCGTCGTCCTCCCCACAACACTTAATTAAAGCCGAATTTGGAGGAATCGTGAGACTGTACGACCCGGAAACGAAGTTCGTAGTCATATGGGACAACCTCTGTTGCGGAGAAAACGTATCAGTCCACAAATCGTGGGCAGATATGAAAAAAACAATTGACGAATACCCAATGACTACGGTGCTCGCAATATATAGCGTTGGCATGGTCGTAAACCCGGTCGCGATATATGGAGAACGTAGGACGAGCATGAAGCGTGACCGAAGGCTGAATATGATGGATCGAAGAGATGAGCAAGAGACAGACAGGAGACAAACGAAATGAACTTGAAGCAGATGGCACAGGATGATGAACATTTCAAGAAGTGCTGCGATGCAGCGAACGTGAAGGCGACGCCACGTCAAGCGTCGAAGTTCCTAAACAAGAAAGGCGCCGCATGGAAGGCGCGTAACCGAATCAAAAAGGAGGAAAGCAAATGAACATCGACATCCACATCAAAAAGGCATATGCGAAGAACCACCCCATGCGTACCGAAAGAAAAGGCACGCCCATCTGGGTTAAAAACGAATCCCACGCAATCCTCAAAGAGCAGAGCAAGGTGTTTGGAATCCCGATGACGCGCATCGTCGAGAAGCTCGTAACCGCTGCATTCGAAAAGGCGAACTAACATGGTCAAGCAAGAGCTGCGGATTGTCCACCGGACGACTGGCGAAGTTGTTGAGAAAGTGGACGTGACGGGGATGCCGACGCGCATGATCGAACGCATGGAACGCGGCATGGAAATCAACTTGAACCACAAAGAGTTCAGAGTGCACCTGCACATGGGAGAGGAGCATGAAGCCAGCAATCATAATTGACCTCGATGGCACGCTGTCAGACTCAAGCAAACGGATTCACCATGTGAGCGGAGCCAAGAAGAACTTCGAAGCGTTCTATGCTGCGGCGAAGTATGACGAGCCGAACAACTGGTGTCGGTGGATCGTAGACAAGCTTTGCGACCACGTAACCATCATCTTCATGACTGGGCGCCCCATGCGATATCGAGCAGAAACGCGGCAGTGGATCATGGAATACACAAGACTCAAGGATCCACATTCCTACGAGCTGCTGATGCGAGAAGACGAGGACCACACGAAAGACTCCGAAATGAAGGAAGATCTGTACAGGCAGTACGTGGCAAAATATTTCAATGTCCTGTTTGCAATCGATGACAGGACGCGCGTGGTCGAAATGTGGCGCAAGCTGGGAATCCCGTGCTTGCAATGTGCGGAAGGTAACTTCTAATGCCCGAAACAGTTAGCGTGGACGCAGCAAGGCCGAAGCTACCAATACGCATTAACCCAAAGCATTACCGGATTACAATGGAGGTGAATTATCGACTGGACTCGTACGATTACAACAATCGCGAAGATTACATGGTGCACTGTCGTAGGCGCATCTACGTAATCAATGCATTACGAGAAGCTGCTGCGATCCTCGAGCGCAAGAAAAGAACTGCAACGCCACAGTTGCGGGATACGGGACTCGTAGGTAGGACTGCGGCCAACATGCGAGACAACATTCGCGAGTTGCGCAGGTCAATCTCGTCCCAAACAGTAGTCACGCACGCCATAACACACATCAAAACGGGAGCCTGCTGGCGTTACACACCATATACGTCGGAGCTCGAGTTAGGGCTTTCACGACGATCTTACTGGTTCGACATCCTGTCAGGCCTGCGAGATGCGATTCGAGCAAAGAGGGAGCGGCAAAGGCTAGTTCTGAAGAAAAAGAGCCGCATCGAGGAATACTACGTGAAGCTGGCTGCAAAAAGACAAAGGCTGTTGGATGCGCCAAAAAGGCCGTTGACGCCAGAGCCGCACGTCGGCATCGAAATCGAATTCTTCCATCCAAGGGACGTGCGAGTGAAGATCGTCAACGACATTTTCAAGGTGCCTGGGCTACCGGATCGCTTGAGCTTCGTGGGAGATGCGAGCATTCAGCCGGATACAGAGCATTACACGCCGCTCGAGATCCGCATCGTTGCTGCGCAGAACGAGTACGAGCAGGTCGTAAAAGATACGTGCGCAATACTGAATCGGCATGGTGCACGAATCAACAAGACATGCGGCTTGCATGTGCATTTGGACCAGCGGCAAGTGTGCTCGACGGACAACTTTGGGTACATCGACTATGCAAAGGCCAAAGCACGTACGTTGCGTTTGATTAAAGCGCAAAGCTTGCTGTTTGACCTCGTGCCCAAGTCGCGAAGATCGAGCACGTACTCGAAGCAGACGTCAGCAACGTCGTACACAAACGCTGATAGATACTCGGCGATCAACTGGCAAGCCATTCGAGAACACTGCACGGTGGAAGTGCGGCTGCATGCGGGTACGCTGAATGCACGCAAGATCAACAACTGGGTAAAGCTGCTGATCGCGCTGCAGGATGAGCAAGAAATGGACCAGTTTACTCGGTCACCGACCAGCATGAGAACGTGGAAAGGGATCCTCGAAAAGCATGGAGAGGATCTTTGGAAGTACATCGAGGAAAGGCGTACGGCGTTCGAGAATGACAGTCGTGACGAAACGGAAGAGTTGCCGGAGATCCCGATGCAGCTGCGTTCAGCGTCAGAATTTCAACTTAGATATTAGGGGGAAGCATGTGTAAGCTGTATTTGAGACCGTGGGGCGGAAGCCAGTTCGAGTTGCGTGCGTCGCACGAGATGATCACGGGAAAGCCAGAAGATGACGGATTCGGGTACGTCGCACTCAGTGAGACGGGACCGTTCTCGGAACGATGGACCGACCCGGACGACGCATTCAAGGTGCCAAGCAGGGAGACCGAGCTCGAGCGTGCGATATTTGGCCCCGACATGGCAAGCCCGCAAAAGACGTACGACTTGCGTGGAGAGAAGACGAGTAAGTTCGAAACGTTCATGGCACACGGGAGGCTTGCAACGTGCCCGGTGACCATCGACAACACGCACCCGTTTGCTGCGGGAGACATTTGGCTCGTTCACAACGGAATGATCTCAGATGGTACACAGCGCAAGTACCCTGCGGTTGACGGAACCTGCGACTCGGAAAGCATCCTGAAGGCGTACATGAAGCTCGAAGTGGCAAAGAAGTTCGAGAACATCCAAGAACTCTTTGACGAGATGACGGGATCCTTCGCTTGCGGCGTACTTGCCAAAGATGCGAACGAACAGTGGATCATGGACGTGTTCCTCAATGACTCACCTACGTTGTGGGGTGGAGTCAACAAGCGTGGTCCCGTGTACTGCACGAACCCGGAAGCGCTTCACCGCATCACGAAGTGCCCCAAGTTGTACAAGGTGAAGGGTAACACGGCAATTCGCTTCGACATTGCCAACAAGTGCATCGTCGAGAAGCGAAACATCGAAGCGAAGAAGTACTACACGACAACAACCACGAAGCAGCTCGAAACGAGCGGGGCGTCGCCATACGAGCGGAGGTCAGAAAGGCAACGCATCAAAGACCGTTACTCGAGGTGTGACGAATATGATGTCTACTACGATTCGTACCCTGACAGATTTTTTCTCGATGACAAAGAGAATTTGCCAAAAGAAAAAGACCAGACAGCTTACGTTGATATGAACCCGTTCAACGAATACGGAGATGTGTGATGTCCGTAGCGACAGGCATAACTCGAATAAACATGCACGAAGAGGCATCGTGGCTCGAAACCTATGTGTACAGAGGAGAGCCATGCGAAGATGATAAAATCCGTCTCGTGAAGTTAAACAGTAAGCTTCACGTGCGGCGCCTACTTACGGGTGAAACGCTGGAAGTGACATCAGGAATGGCTGAACGACTTGGCGAAATCTTCGATATATGCCCGGACTGGGACGAAGATGGTGCATGGGATTACCTGTGGGAAAGCCTCTACGAAAACGTGAACTTAGAGTGCTACAACGAACCAGACAACTTCTTCGACACAAGCGCAGAGGCGGGGTTCCCGAAGGTAATTGAGAGGGAGTAATGAAACGATTAAAATACATCGACGGCGGCAAGTGCAGATGCGGAACAAAGCTTCCCAAGGTGCGAGAGGATCGCACACCATACGAATTTTGCTCGACAAAGTGCTTCTTGGATTGGAGCGCAACGACTGAGGGAAGATCGTGGCCTCTCCCGAAGAAACGTGGTAAGATGCAGGTTTCCAAAAAACATAACCACCCGTACCACTGGATCTGCGATGGAACGTGCAACGGGGACGAGGAGTGCGATGCCAAACCATGCGAAGATATTCACTGCCATTGTGAGGGGGACCGAAAGCGACCTCATTCGGGCCGTAAAGATGCGTCACCTGCAGCTGTTAAAGATTTGCCACGAGTCGCACGGCGAGTGCGTAGCGGTCATAAAGGGACCAAGCGCGGTCGTCTACGATTGGGAGTGCGAGACTCCCGGCAAATATCCGGGCGAGATCGTCTGGGTAACCGAGGGAAGTCCTCAAAGCGACATTAACAACTAGACAAGGAGAACAGCATGAAGCTCTACGAGTACACCGTCACCACGAACGAAAAGGCCGGGGACCTCCACCCGAAGATTCTCGTGCCTACAACTCTCGTCCTCGCAATCGACGAGATCAAGGCGCGGGACATCGCGGCCCGTGCCGTGCCCGCCGAGTTCGGCAACAAGATGGAGCAGGTGGATCTTCGGGTCCGCAAGTTCCTTCCGTAACGGTAGGTGAATCGGGCGGCAGGGAGTGAAGGCCTTGCCGCCCAAACACCTGAAGGAGGAACTATGCGAATTATGATTGTAGCCGACAGACATCTCGAAGCGACAACGAAAGACATGATCTGTACGACCGGCAAGGAAATGTATGACGTCGAAACCGACACCCTCTGGATCTACTGTGGAAAAACTGTTTCAGGCAAGAAGCACGTATTCAGGGAATGCGTTTTCACCAAAGAATCTTCGGGCCAAGTACAGAGTGCTGAACCCTACCACGCGTGAGTTCATCCGTATCACAACCGTACCCGGCAGCTTTGACCGTGCTGCCAGCATCCTTCGAATGTACCAAATGATCGTAGACCGCACGGCAGGCATCGGACTCTACCCAAGCGGATACCCGAAGTCCCCGAGATACCGCTAATTGCCTCTTACCGGGATTCCCGGTAAAATCGAGGCATGACAGAATCCCAAGCCACGAGTCTGTTGCAGACTTTATCGGAGAAGTATGGCATCGTTCTTGTGGCGCGCTGGGCCGAATCGGCTGCCCGGGCTCGAGAAAAACGCTTATTAAAGCGCAATTCGGTGGATTTGGAGGCCAGAAACCGCCGCAAAGCCGCCACTGAAGCGCTCCGGAGCCTCACTGAGGGGCAGCTGGCGTACATAAGGCAACGTATGGTCACTTTTCCCGCACAAAAGAAGTAACTTGGCCTGGTGCCAAAGTGACACCACTTGCGAGGCACTTGCATATAATAGTATACCCCCCCACCCCTCCTCGGCGCTGTAAAATCAGTATGTCTGTTAAAGTATGGGCGTTTTTGTTTTTAAAAAATATATAATAATATATATATATTAAATAAAATACCCCTATTTCTCACCGACCGAAAAACACACTTGACACCGAGGGGGTGGGTACTATACAACTATATGTATGAAAACAATGAACGAGCTTTCGAATCCGCCTCGCTGGGCCACAAGCGTCATCACAATCTCCATCCCAGAAAACCTTCTCGCCCTCTGCCGTGAAGAAGCCGTACGCAGAGAAGTCTCCCTCAGCTACGCCATGTCCTGCCTACTCGGAGAACGTCTTGGGATCGACACGTCCAACTTCCCCAAGCCGCGCAACCGGCTAATCCGTACCAAGGCCGTCTGGACGGCAGCCCAAATCCGGCACCTCGAGAAGAAGAAGCCAGTGCCGCCCAACATCACCGCCTGGACCGAGGACCCCTTCCTGCCCGACATGTACTACTCCGTCTTCCAAAGCGCCCACCACTGGCCCGACGGCACCCCCGTCACGGACGACGAAAAGGCCACGATCGCAGCCCTCCGGGACTCCTGCAGCTACAAGGTCTAGCCCGCCATGCACAAGCCCCTTACCACCTGCAACGTAGACGAGCTGAGCTCGTTTACAACCACGCGTAGAACGGCCCGTAAAACGCGTAAAACGCCGCCTGCTGGACGATCCCCCACCCTCGCGGCCATCGCCTCAGCCTGGAAGTGCGACGCCGAAAAGCTCATCGACGAACTCCTTGCCCTCACCAAGCCCCTCCCCGCAAATAACCCCTTGACTCCACAGCCCGAAACCCATAAAGTAGAATCCGAGGAGACACCATGCCCCCCAAAATCACGCGCATCGAACTAGACTACACCACAGCCAGCAACTACCGCCGCTGCCCCCGCAAAGCCTTCTTCGAAAACTTCCGTGGTCTCCGGCCCAAAGACTCCACCGACGCCTTGGCCTTCGGCCAAATCCTCCATGCCGGTCTCGAGTCCCTCTACACCACCAACCTCGACACCGCCCTCGCCCACATCGACACCGAAGCCGCAACAACGCCTCTCCGCAACATCGTACCCACCGAACGCCGCAGCATCGACCACGCCAAACTCCTGCTCACCCGCTACTCCGAAAACTACTTCCCCGACGTCATCTCACCCACCTTCTTCGAAACCACACACCGCATCAAACTCTCCGTCTTAAACGACGTCGAGATCTGGTACGGTGGCACCCTCGACATGTTGGAGTCGCCAGCCACAGGCGAACCCCGTGTCATCGAAACCAAAACCACCTCCTACCTCGGCAGCAGCTTCATGGACCGCTGTCACCCCAACGACCAAGGCACCGGCTACTGCATCCTCGCCGCCGACAAACTCGCTCGTCCCGTACACACCATCTTATTTAACGGCATCTCCACCAGCGGCTACGGCCTCAAAAGCGACGCCGCCAAGTGGCCCATCAACTCCGAACCCAGCAAGCTCTTCCTCCGCATGGAGTCCCACCGCACGGACGACGAACTCGAAGACTTCCGTTTCCGCATGGTCTGCACGGCCAAAGACATCCTCCGCGACTTCCGCGAATTCCTCAACAGCGGCAACGACGCCTACGACTACATCTCCTGCAACCCACCCGACGCTTGCACCATGTTCAACACAACCTGCCCCTACATCGACCTCTGCCGTGCCAAGCAAGAAACCCGCGAAACCCTCATCCGCAACACCCTCATTCACGAACCGTGGCGCGGCTTCCGCGTCACCCTCGAAGGAGCCGACGCATGAGTGACTCTGCATCTACCCCCAGCACCGCCCCGGAAAAGAAAATCATGGTCTGCACGCCCATGTACGGAGGCCTCTGCTACGGCACCTTCGTCGAGGCGCTCATCCAGCTCTTCATGAAAATGGCCGAGCGCAAAATCCCTGTCGCTTACTCCTTCCTCTACAACGAATCCCTCATCCAGCGCGGCCGCAACGTCCTCGCTCACACCTTCATGCAGTCCGACGCGACCCACCTGCTCTTCATCGACGCTGACATCCACTTCAACCCCGAAGACGTCTTACGCCTCATCGACTCCAACGAACCCCTGATCGGCGGCTCGTACCCCAAAAAAGGTCTCAACTGGACCGGCATCAAGCGCGCTATCACCGACTTCGGCATCACGGACCCGCGCCACATCGAACACTGCTCGGGGGATCATGTGGTGCACCTCCCTCGCGGCCAGCACCAGATCAACATCCTCCAGCCCTACCCCACGCCTTACCTCGGCACTGGCTTCATGCTCATCGCGAGATCCTGTTTTGAAGCGTTTCAAGCCAAGTGGCCCGACCGCTGGGTGACGCCACACGTCCACGGCATGTCCGGCAAACTCTGGATCTACTTCGACTGCTGCATCGAACAGAAAGAAGGCTACCCGCGCGAATACCTCTCCGAAGACTACTACTTCTGCCACCGCATGGCAGACCTTGGCATCACGCCCAAGTTCATCCCCTGCATCACCCTCAAGCACACCGGCACCTACGTCTTCGGCGGCTGTAAACTCTGCAGCGAAGGCAGCCTAATCCACAACCTGGGCCAAAAAGAACCGAAGCAGGAACCGACGAACGAGGCTCAGAAGAAGAACGAACCGCAGAAAAAGGAAGAGGTACCTAGAAAATGAAGAAGCCCCCAACCAGCGCAGTGTCCAAGCCTACTCTCGAGGACTTGGAGGCCCTACCAAAATCCTACCACATCACCATCCTCTTCAAGCCGCCCTACGGAGACCTCTCCTTCGACGCCAAATCCCAATTCATGGGCGAGCGCTACTTCGAAGTCCAAGAACTCAACGGCGTCTGGCACTGGATTCCCTGCACGGACATCCACCTCATCACCTTCTCGCCCGAGTTCGACGAACTCATCGAGTTCCGCAAGCGCGTCATGGCCGCCGAACAGGCCAACAAGGAGCCCAATGAAAAACCCGTTCAAGCGTAAAGCGTCCAAGCCCTACGATCCGCGCGACCCCATGTCGCACCCGCCCAGCGGCCGGGTCATCAACCTCCCGCGCGGCATGGAGCCCTTCATCAAGCAAATCTGGAACGGCGGCGGCGAATACGACTCGACCCTCATCCCCCGCATCTCGCAGCCCAGGATCGCCGACGTGGGCGCTCACTGGGGCGGCTTCACCGCGTGGGCCCTCTCTCGCTTCCCCGGCTGCACCATCGACGCCTACGAGCCGCACCCCGACAACGCCGCGGGCTTCCTGTCGAACTTCCCCAACGACCCTTCCGTCCGGTTCCACCCCCTGGCCGTCGTCACCACCCGTGAGCCCGTGGTACCCCTGTTCCTCTCTAACCAAAATTCTGGTTCCCATTCGACCTGTGACGCCTTAGCTGGCTCGGCTTCCAATATCGGCGTGAGGACCATCCACGCAGGTGACCTGCCCGACGTCGACATCCTGAAGCTCGACTGCGAGGGCCCCGAGCTGGACATCATCAAGGCCTACTTCGAGACCCACCCGTGTGGTCCCGAGGTCATCATGTTGGAGTGGCATCCCAACACCACCGCCGCCCAGTACGAAGAACTCCTCTCGCCCGACTACCTCTGCGCGAAAAAAGTCTTGTATCACCCGCTTCAGGGTGTTATGGTCTGGGTGCTCAAAGGTGCCGCCAACACACAAGGCGACCACGGTGCGCAATCAAAGTGAGTACGCTCGTAACCAGTTTGAGGTCATGGGGTGGTGTTGATGTGGCAAAATGGAACATCAAGTGATTGACGCGAACAAAATCTTTGGCATCGAGATCGAGGCGTCTACGCACTGCAACTGGCGCTGCGTGTACTGCCCGGTCTCCCAAGATCCCAAGCCGCCGCGCTCGATGGACCCCGTGCTATTCCGCCACATCCTCGACAAGGCGGTGGCCCATCGCCCCATGCGGGGCATCTCGATCAACGCCTATTGCGAGCCCACCATCGACGTGGGCTTCATGCAACGCCTGGACATGATCGCGAACACCCGCCTCAAGCTCACTCTCTACACGAATGGCACCGGCCTCACCCTCGAACACATCCAGTTCTTGCGCGACACACACATACTGAACGAGATCTGCTTTAACCTCCCCTCGCTCGATCCGCACGTCCATGCAAAGATGACCCAGAGCCCGTTCTACGCCAAGTCCATCGCAGCCATCGAGAAGTGCTTGGAGTACAGCTTGCCGGTATCCCTCTCGGTCCAAGGTGACGACGCCGAGATCAAAGCAAATTTCCCCGGCATCTTCGAGGCCTACGGACAGCGCGTCGGCTTCTCCCCGGCGCACAAGATGGAGTCCTTGCAGTCCTACTCGTCCGACCGCTGCGGCATCCTAAAGCACGAGCGCTACTACCGCGGCACGAACCTGCAGTTCCCGCTCATCCCATGTCCCGTTCCCGAGACATGGCTCTACGTGAACGTCGACGGGGACTTGTTCATCTGCTGCGAGGACTACTACCAAGTCACGAAGTACGCGAACATCCGCGACGGTTCGATTGCTGAGCTGATCGCGCTTCCCGCCCGTGCAGCGCACCTGCCCGAGAACTGTGGGCCCGACGCGATCTGCCGCCGTTGCGGTCTCATGAACAAACTCATCAACCGACAAAGGAGCCTCAATGTCATTCCTTCGTAACAGTGTCTGCGTGGTCCTGTTCACCACCGCGGCCTCGGCCCAAGCCGTCATCCCGTACAGCCGCATGGGCCTTACACCTGCGCAGCTCGAGGCAGCGTCCAACCTCTTCAGCCGGGATCCCGGTCAGGAGCTCCCCGCTGGCATCGACACCGTAGCCCGGGCCAGCGTCGAGATCTTCTTTCGCGAGGATCTCGAGGACACCTTCGACCGTACGCGCATCGAACTCACCGACGACGTTTTCGCCAACGATGGCACCCGCGTTGCAGGACGCTACACCGCACGCGACCGCACTATACGTATGGTATGGTGGTTCGGCGTCTTCGGCCCCGCCTGGTACTGCGCCACGCTCGCCCACGAATACATCCACGCCGTCAACTTCGACAAGACTGGCGACGTCGACGCTGCGCACGACTCGCGCGGCTACACCCTCACGGAGCAGGTTTGTAACCTGGCGTACGCGCAGTGAGCGAGGTCATCTTCAACGGGATCCTCGTCTTCGTCCTCATCGTGGGCTTCTTCATCGCCCTGCACTACAGGAAAGACTGATGTCGACTCCCGTTCCGCGTCCGTCCGACCTCCGCCGCCCTTCGCGCACATTCCTAGCCCACCTCCTCGTCCTCTGCGCCTGTGGGGCCACGGCCGCCTTATCTACCTATAACTACCATCGTCACAAGCAACTACAACAACGTACCATAGATGACAATACATGTAGGGTACAATTCATGGAAGGCTCTCTCGATTTCGATTGCACCCGCTACATTTTTTGTGGTATACCTTTTGTCGTGAGAGACGACGAAGCAGTCAACCGAATCAACCGCAGACAACAAAGGAGATAACATGCCAAACAACAGACGCTCCGGAACGATCCAGATATCCACTGGCCCCACACTCCATTCGGGCATCCCGTGGCGGGAGCTCAAGCGCCGCATTCAGGAGGTCGCTTTCGAGAACCTTCTGCGTAACGGCGTTAACCCGGAAGCGCCCGGGTTCAAGTGGACTTACTCATTCGTGGACTACGGCCGCCGGATCAACTTCGTGTGGCGCTTCGAGGAACCGCGCAGCGACCCGTCGTGGACCGAGATCGCTGCGTACTTCCGAGCGGCGATGGAAGATCGCCGGATGGAGCAGCAGGACGTTGCCCAGGAGATGGCCGCGTCGCGCGATGAGGAGATCTACGCGTTCGCAACGTCGTACAACCCGCACCATCGGTATGACACGAATCGCACCACGACGATCGCGAACACGTCAGCGTTCCTATCGAATTACGGGCGCTCTGTGGAAATCGCTGGGACAAACAAGAACATTCCGCTGGAAGAGAGGGAGTAACATGGGAACTGGACTAAAGCTGTTGCAGTATGGTGAAAGCGGCGCAGGTAAGACGGTGCGCGCGTGCAGGTTCGCGGCGTACGGGCCGCTGTACGTGTTCGACTTTGATGGGAAGTTCGAGCCGACGAAGAAGTTTCTCAAGGCGAAGTTTCCCGATCTGGTGGGTAACATCGCGCACGATACGTATCGGGGGGCCGACGCGGACGTCATCAACCGAGTTAACACGAAGCTCAAAGAGATTGAGTCTGGTAAGTCGGGGATCGCGACGGTGGTCTTCGATTCGTGGACGCAGTGGGAGATGACGTACTTCGAGTACCTCATGAGTAAGTTCACGAGCTTCGGCGGTAAGGGATGGGGTGAGTCGCGGGCGACCGTGCTGCTGTCTCCCGAGCAGAAGATCATCATGCCGGGTACGGCGGATCACCAGCTGAAGAACAAGGCGTTCGCCGAGTTCATCGACCGCGTTACGAGCCTCCCGGTGAACATCATCATCAACTGCCATCTGCAGGTGCCCGCGAAAGGGCCTGCGACGATTGCGGCGTCGGGCGCGATTGCGCGCACGATCCCGAAGTATTTCCATGAGTGGCACTACTTGTATAGTAGCGGCGGCTTCTGGAAAGTGCGCGTCCAAGCGAACGACGACTTCCTCGCGAATACTACGAGGACGGACGTCGGGCCTTCGGGCGTGTTGGACAAAGATGTGCTTGACGTGTACAGCGACCTGCTGTATACCGTGAAGTAAACAACAAACAGACAAGGAGAACAAGATGGACTTCATTACACCGACAATCAACGCAGACGAAATCTTCGACGGGAACCACGAGTTCCAGGTTACGGAGCCGGGAACGTACAAGATGGCGGTCGAGAACATCTCGGTCCGCAAGACGGAGAAGGGTCTGCACAAGCTGGCCGTCTTCCTCGTTCACACCGAAGAGGTGGCGAAGAAGATGTACAAGGGTGTCAACGGCACCGTGATGCTCGAGGGCGTTGACAAGAATGGGAAGTCCCTGGCTAGGCAGTTGGGCGACTTCCTCTTCGCGTTGGGCTTCGACAAGGAATCCATCGCGGATGGTAAGACCAGTGTGCGCATGTTGGGGGATCTCTCCACGGCGGACTGGAAAGGCGTCGGCGCGCAGATCGCGATCGGCGGCGAGGCCGTCGACCTCAAAGGTCGGCAGGTCATCGTGAAGGTCGAAGCGGACACCTACAAGGGGAAAACCACTTGTAAGGCGACCGGCTTCTACCGAGTCTAGGACCCAGTGGTCCTCGTGGTCGAGGGATAACCACGTTAAACACCCTCAGCTTTCTTTCGGCGGGGAGGAGATGTGCCATATGAACTCGATAGGGAAGTGCAAGGGACGGGGCCGGAAGGCGGCCTCCTCATCCTCGGCGAGGCGCCGGGCGCTGACGAAGTCGTCGGTGGTAAGCCGTTCATCGGAAAAGCAGGCAAACTGCTGCGAGGAACGGCTGCTCGAGCAGGACTCGATCTATCGCAAGCTCGAATCGAGAATGTTGTCGAACGGCGGCCCAAAGATAATGACATCCACGCCGTGCCACTGCAGGAACTGTGCGAGTGGAGAGAAGACGCTCTTCAACGTGTGGCGCGTGCCCGACCGAGGGTCATTGTTGCTTGTGGCGATACGGCTCTGCAAACTCTGTGTAGCGGCATTGGAATCTCGAGTGGACAGTGCTACATCCTGGATAGCCATCGAAGCGAACTAAGCGGCATCCCGATCGTGCCGGTGTATCACCCGGCCTTCATCTTCCGCCAACCGGACTACGAGCACTGGCTCCGCTGGGGCCTCCAAAAGGCGAAGCGCTTGCTGGACGGCGCGCAGCGTGACCCTGCGCTGAAGCCGCAAATCGCTCCATCGTACGAGGCGGCCATGGAGTACCTGCACTCCGCGCGCGAAGCGCCGCGCGTGGCAATCGACATCGAGGTCGCTCGTAACCAGGAGATCACCTGCATCGCCGTGGCGAAGTCGCCGAGCGACGTCATGAGCATCCCCTTCGCGAAGGAGCGCCTCGAAGACTATTTCGAGTTCCCCGAAGAGCAGGCCATCTGGTATGCCCTCGCGGAGCTCATGGAGCATGACAATGAAAAGATCTTCCAGAACTTCATCTTCGATACCATGTATCTTGCGCGATACGGCGTCCGCACTCGGGGCCCTCTTTACGATACCCTCGTGGTTGCGAACGTACTCAACCCCGAACTGCCGAAAGGGCTTGACGACCTCGGGCGGCTCCACTGCATGTGCCCCCCGTGGAAGAACAACAAAGACTACCAGCTCGACGGAGACCCTCTCAAGTTCTGGGTCTACAACGCGACCGACGCGGCGCGCACCTTCCAGATCGCGGAAGACCAAGAGCGCTGGCTCACGGCGCGCGGCCTCCAAGCTTTCTATGACGACCGTGTTAAGCCGTTACTCCCGCTCGTTCTCGATACCTGCTCCCGAGGAATGCGAGTCTCCCAGGAAGCGCGGGCGTCGCTGAATGACCGCATCCGAGGACTACTCGAGCCCGTATACAGTCAGCTGCGTGAGCTTGGCGACCCTCTCGTACCCCCGAAAGAAGTCAAGCGCAAGCGCAAGACGGGCACGGTCATCGAACTCAAGAAGCAGCCGTTCAATCCCTCGTCCAATAAGCAAATCAAAGAGTGCCTCTCTGCCCTCGGTTATCGACTACCTACGAAAGACAGCAAAGAGTCTAGCGACCGCAACGCGCTCCTCAAGCTCAACCGGAAGGAACCGTGCGAATTTATACGTCTACTGTTACAACATTCAAGACTTGCTAAACTTGAGTCTTCGTACGCGGATGTTGCCCTCGACGAAGATGGGCGTTGCCGTTACACGTTCAACATTGGCGGCACTAAAAGCGGTCGCTTCAGTTCTTCCGCTACCCCGTGGGAGACGGGACTCAACATCCAAACGATCCCGCGCAAAGACCCGACGTACGACTTGAACTTCCGCCGCGCCTTTATCGCGGACGAAGGCATGCAGCTCCTGCAGGTGGACCTCTCCCAAGCTGAGCTGCGCGTCGTCGCCTGGGTCGCGCGCGAGGAAAAGCTTACCCGCCTCTTGGAGGACAAAGAAGATGTTCATGCATATACAGCTCGGGAGGTTGAACGTATTTCTGGGCTTCCTTGCCCACGCCAGCTGGGCAAGCGCATCAACCACGCCGCAAACTACGGCATGGGCCCCACCAAATTCGCAGACTCCTGCCTCGTCGAGTCCGACCTCGCCATTACCGAAAACCAAGCAAGACTGCTCTTGGATGCCCGCGCCAAAGCGTTCCCGGCCATCCCCATCTGGCACCAACACGTCGAGCGAGAGCTCCGCAAAACCCGACGATTGGTATCGCCACACGGACGGGAACGTTACTTTTTTACGCCGATTATCACACCTGCTACCATTCGTGAAGCCCTCTCCTTCATCCCCCAAGCCACCGTCGTAGACACGCTTAACGCGGTGTGGCGTGACATCTCCCGCATCCCGGGCTATAACGACTTCTACAATGTCCTACAGCAAGGTCACGACTCCTTACTCATCCAAGTCCGATCCGAGAGTATTGACGATTTGGTTGCCATCCTCAACAAAGCCTTCGCCGCACAAGAAGTCATCATCCACGGAGTCCCGCGCCTCATCCCATGGGACATCTCCGTCGGGTCGTCTTGGGGAGACCTCCATGCTTATCAACCGTAAAACCCACTGCATGTTTCCCGGCTGCTCGGGAACGCTCACGCGCAAGCCTGTCAGCAAGAACGACATCTACTTCGAGGACGTCTGCAGTGTGTGCCGGGGAAAGAAGCTAACCGTCATCGAGACGGGCTACTTCACCTACCAACCCGTTGGAAAGCAACTCCGAGACTAACTTGGACCTACTGGAGCTATACACCGAATATGCCAAACCCCTCAAAGGGAGCGACCGCTTCCACCGTTGGTCATTTGTTACTTGCGTTGCATCGCTACTGGAGAGGCGGTGCTGGGTTGATCGTGGTCGCCTTGGGATCGTTTTCCCTAATATGTATACTATCCTCGTTGGCCCTCCTGCGACTGGTAAGTCAACAGCCGCAGGCATGGCAGTCTCCTTCCTGTCCGCCCTGCGCCCCATCAACCGAGCTCCGCTGCACATCGGTCCCACCAAGATCACACAGGCCGCCCTTTACGCCGAACTTAAAGATTCCGAGCGAGCCTACGCCGGTTCCTCCAAGCAGTCCCCCGTCTTCATCTACGCCTCCGAGCTTGCCATCAACATGGCGGATTTTGGCGGCGGCACCCTCACCAATGAGCTCATCGACTTCTACGACTCCAAGGCGCACGACGTCGTCCTGAACAAGCGTACGATGAGCGGCGGCACGATCAAGTTGTTCAACCCCTCGCTTACACTCCTCGGCTGCACCACCGACTCCTTCCTGCAAGAGGCCGCGGCCAACAAGCTGATCACGAGCGGCCTTGCCTCGCGCATCGTCTTCTGCGTGGAGCCCAACCGCGTCCCCAAGCAGCGCCAGCAAATCGAGCTCGACGACGTGGCGCACACCGCGATCCTCGCAGGCTTCGAGCAAGTCTTCGACATGCGCGGGGAGTTCGTACTCGACCCAGAAGCCAACGAATTGCAGATCGCCATCGCAGAGGCCTCCGACGAGGCCTGCTACACCGCCGACAACGAACTCCACCAAAACTACTTCGGCCGCAAGCCCGACCACACGATCAAGCTTGGCATGGCGATCGCCGCTTCGCACGGCCGCAAACGCATCAAAGCGCGCGACCTGCAACTCGGCCTCTCTTGGCTCGAAGAGCTCGAACCCGACATGATCAAAGCCTTCGGCGTCCGCGACATCACCAAGGACGACAACTTCTCAGGTCAAATCGAACGGTCGATCCCATGGGAGCCCAACTGGATCTCCGTTCGAGACATGCTTGCCAAGCTGCACAAGCGCGGCAAATATGTCACAGCTGGTACGGATCTGAGTGATACACTCCACACCCTGTCCATGACAGGTGCAATCAAACGACAAGTCATCGGTAACCAAGAACTCGTAACACGCATAAAGGAGCCACATGGAAAGCTTGAAAATAAAAACCCGCAAAATGCAGCGCCGCCGGAACCCCACACCGTTGATGGACAGCCCTCGTAATGGTATTGTCGACAGTGACTTCGATGCAATCCAAACGCTCAGCCGGATCAACCTCCCAGCGCCCATCACGCCAGCGGACTACGCCCGCCGCCGCGCGTGGTACACCTTCTTCGAAACGATGGAATCGCTGGACCGAATGCTCGCTCGGATTGCGCCATTTACAAAGTCTTACAAGGAAACTCTGCGCGAAGCTCAAGCTGAACCGCAACGTACGGATTCGGCACCTGCTGTGGACTCAGAATCCGTGTGACATCCTGCACGCCCTATGCAACACGGCCACCAGCGAGATCTACCTCAAACTGAAGCCCACGTACACACGGCGCTTCGTCTACAGCATGCTGTCCCACGAACTCGCCCACTTCTGGCACATCACACACAGCGACGCACACCGGCGCAAGATGCGCCAAATCAGTCGCACCATACGTAAGCTGGAGCCCCAATGAAAAAGCGCCAATGTTATCGTTGCAAGAGGTACTTCCCGACGCGCCAACTCGTGGAGTGGCTCGAAGACTGCGGTGAGCTGTCACCGCGCTTCTGCTTGCTATGTTATTACTGGATCCTAGACCACTGGGAAGAGGGTCAGGACGTCACGGAGTTTGAGGCGGGGGCGGACACTGATTCAGACGAAGAAGCATAGAGCCCAAGAGATCGTCGCCAATCAGCATGACGTGCTGTAGCTGGTTCGGCGTCAAAGCCGTACATGTACAGCCGAGAAACTCCGGGGTCTGGAGAAGGTCGGAAGTGGGTTGGAGAAGGAAGGGCCGAGGCTTCGTGCAGGAAACGAGGAGCAGTGGTAGGACGAACGGCAGCAGCTTACGAGTCATCACGCTTCTCACCAACCTTCACCTTAATGAAATTGCGCACCGCGTCGAGCTTGCGGGCCTCCATGTCCTGCACCGCTTGATCGCCCGCGTCTACGCGAGCCTGGGAAACCTCCTCGGGCGTCTTCTTTTTGAGCCAATACGGGAGCACCAACGCAACGATGGAAGCCAGCGCGGAAAGCAGCCCGAGGAGATCGGTGAACATTACTTCGGGTCTTGGGCGCTACGGATGCCGAGGTTCGACAGTCCGAGACCAAATGCGCCGGTCGCCAGAGCGTAGTTCTCCGCCGTGGGCGGAATCTTGCCAAAACTGATGGTGACGAAGATTCCAAGGCCGAGCACGATGAGAAGCCATGCGCCCAGCTTGCCTCGGGACTTGAGAATATCGATGATTTTCTGCATACTTACTCCTTGGTTGAATTATACCACGGCTTGTGGTATGCTTACAAATGAACCACCACTCGGTGGAGGCGCGTTCTGCGCCGTAAAGGCCCCCCTTATCTATCTCCCTCCTCGGTACGTTTAACGCGGGGGGCCTATCTTTAACAGAGCTCGAAGTGCGGTAGGTCGTAGAACTTCTGGTTTTTGAGGTTTCGGTCGCTGTCCCAGTCGCCACCCCAGCGGATCTTGATGCCGAGACGCTCGGCGGTAGAGAGCACGTAGCCCGCGAGGAAGTAGTAGTCGCGGGCGTCTGCGCTCTTGAAGTCGACCGGGTACTTGACGACGTCGCACGCGCGCGATGGGATGCTGTTGTGCTTCGATTCCGGCCACGGAGTTTTGCTGTAGCCGTTCTTGTACGCCTCCTCCTGGCGTTCTTTTCCCCGGTGCCCTTCCAGTACCGTGCAGTCCACGCTCTTGATCACCTCGTTGAAGAGGCGCTGCAAGTCGGGATGGCAGGTCGCCAGCTTCTCGGCTGACTTATCACTGAACGTTGGCACTGCCAGGACCTATCGTATTGTTGTACATGTTACGCATTGCGTTGTTCTCTTTGGGTTGGCCCTGGTTCGCGATGTGCGCCTGGCGGGCAGCGGAGATCAGCTTCGAGATCGCGATTGCGGTCGGACGTGCTTCGTGGATGCTCTTGAAGACGCCAGACCGGTAGAGGGCATTCATCATAGGAACCGGGTCCTTCATCATGAGCCACCAACGGAACGTGGGCATGATCGCGCCTCTGGCTACGAGGTTGGTCCCGCCCGCAGCTTGAACTGCTGCGGTGACGAGGGATCCAGATCCAGGTTCCAGTGTGCCCGCAACGAGTCCCGCTTGGATCATGTCCTCAACAAATTCCTTGGTGTTGAGCATCTTGACGAAGCGTTCTGCGTTGGGGAACTTGGAGCCGAGAATGTCGATTGAGACGGCGAGCGCATCACGAAGTGCGTCGTCAGGGACCATTTCCAACATCGCCTCGACACCTGAGCGCTTTGACAGGAACTTGGAGCTGAGCAACTGGTAACGGTGTTGGGCGGTGCGCAATGCCGGGCGGAAAGTCTTGTCCCCACGCGCTTTGGCGATGGCGATCATCTCGTCGACCGCGGCGGTGTTCCCTCGTAGGGCGTCTTCGATGGCTCCTTTGGGCATGCGCATGAAGTTTTCAAAGGTCGCCGGGAGATTCTTGAGGACGCCGTTGGTGTCCAGCAAGAAGAGCAGTTCCCTGATCGAATCCGCGTCCCATGCGTCACCAGACGTCGCCTTGGAGAAGATCCTGTTTCGCAATGCGTCCAAGCTCTTGAGCCCGGTGGGAATATTCTTCGCGACGTGCTGGAAGATGCGCGTCATCTCTTTGTCGTCATCCTTGCCAACCATTTTGCGGTACGACTCGAAGAACTTCGACTTGATTCCACCCTTCTCGGCCTCCCTGCCAAAGATTTCCCCGATCTCGTCGATTGCCGCTGAAGTCTTTTCCGACACGCCGTAAGGATTAACGCGCGTCTTACGACCTGCAGCGTAATTGTTCATGGCGTTGACGAAGCTGGCAAGCACTTGGTGTGTCGCGTGCCAGTCTTCCATTGCGGGTACGAGTCTGCCTGTCGGATCGTTTTTCCGCAGGGTGTCCTTGAATTTCTCCATGATCTGGGCGGCGGCATGCTTTTCCTTGCCACCCAAGCCTTCATGCGTTAGGGTGTTCAGCAGCGTGTAGGCCTTCATGGCCTCTTCCATGGTGGCAGTCTTGAACTCTCCCGCGTTTAGCTTGTTGCACAATTTCTGCGCGGCGACAAGCGCTTCTCCCTGGAGAAGCGAGTTCCGCTGCGGTTCGTAGCGTCCGTTACGTACGGTAATGTACGTATCCGCCAGCGCGTCAAAGACCTGTTGTACATACGACGTGTCAACCTTGTCCTCCAGCACTTGTACCTTCGGTGCAGCTGCGGCGACACGTTCACCCGCCGCCTTTGGCGGCTGTTTCGCGGGAGCTGCTGCAGGCTTCGTGCTTGCTTCCGGTGCGTCGTATACGTACCGACCAGGCTTTACCGGTGGTACCTTGTAGCCCTTCGTAGGCTGCATCCCAAATTCGTCTGCAGCCGCCGCTAACTGATTCAGCTGCGAGTCAGCGATCTTCTCTGCGATCTTCGCGGGGCGACCCTCCGCTTCCGGCAAATGCATCAGCACGTGCTTCTTGTACGCTTCACGCTGGGCCGGGGTAGCATTTATGTAGTCTTCTGCGCCCCATTGAGTTTCTGACGGAACCCAACGCTTGGTGGCGCCGGTTGCCGCGGGAGCTGCAGCTTTGGCTGCGGCGGCGTCTTGCGCGGCCCAGCGAGCATTGATCTCGGCGACGGTTTCGGTCTTCGCGGGGGCAGCCGCAGCAGGTGCTTGGCTGGTTGGCGTTTCCGGAGCACCTCCGCGGCTAAGGATCTTTGCGCGCTCTTCGAGTACGCGGAGCTTTGTGGAACTGAGACGTATGTCGGAAAGTCGCTTTCGCCCGATGAGACGCTTTAAGAACTCGGTGATGGCTTTGTTGTAGTTTGTGCGGAGTTGCTGGGCGCCTTCTTCGATTGCTGGCATGGCGGAATTCAAAGAGTTCCGTGCGTCGTTCTCGACGGCCTCGCCGAGCTGCCTGGTAAGCCCTTTTGCGGTAGCCACGGTTTCGTCGATTGCAGCCTTAGCGACTTCGGTGACCTCTGTAATCATCTTGTTCTTTACGGCACCTGGACCGCCAGCGTTTGTGACGGTCAACGCGAGGTCGGGGTTCTCCAGGATCTTGCGAGCCTCTGGTTTAAACCATTCGTTTTCGCGCGCGACGCGCATCCATGCGTAGACTGTCTCGTCCCAGGTCTGAGAGACTGCATTTAAAAAGCCACCGATATTAAACCAGTTCTTTACTAACCGTAGCGGTGCCAGCATGGCGCCAGCGGTGAGCCCAAGCCCGGGCGCAACGACGCCTCCAATGAGGGAGGTTCCGAGCATTCCCCAATTAGCGCCTTGCACGGAGCGCTCGCCGGACGGTGTGTCGCCAGCGATTCCGATGTACCCTTGCGCTGCCGCTGCGGCGCCACCCACCGCCGTATCCAGCGCCAAACCATGCCAGAATGGAACTTTCTCCACGCCGCGAGCGGCGGTGTACATGCCACGGGCGTTGCTCATCGCCATACCGCCCAGCTTCGCAAGCGGACCAGTGAAGGCTCCGGTAGCTCCGCCGATCCAGTATCCTACGCGGGCGTAAGGGTTTTGGCGGAGCTCTTCCTGTAGTTGGCGGCCCTCTTCGTAGGCTGAGGCGTTTCCCTTTTGGAAGGCTTCCCACATGGTGTCGCCTTCGGCGCCCATCAAGTTCGCAAGCCCAGCGCCAATAGCCTCGCCGGTGCCACGGGCAATGCCTTTGACTGCAGTCCCGAAGCTTCCACCACCTGCCCAGTCGGCGAATCCTTGTACGGCGCCAGCGCCAACTTCCAAAAGGTTTGCGGTAGTCATCCCTGCCGTCTGCACCTCATCTTCGAGTGTGACGTTTGGGGACGCATGCGTGATCGCCGCAGACGTCTTCTGCGAGATCTTGTTGGCTCCCGGGAGCCTTGACGTGATGACTTTGTTGATTCCCATGGCGTCGAGTGCCCGCGGGATGTTGCGGTCAAACCAGTTTGCGTCGAGGCTATTACCTTCCAAGTCTGCGTTGGGCGTACGTGGGGTAGCTCGCTCGCGCAACGCGAGTTCGATCTCGATGAGTTCCAGCTCGTCCAGCTCTGCTTGCGTGAGAGCCATTATTGCCTACCCGGTGCGCCTTGGTTGCGCCCCATAACTTCATCTTGACGCCGCTTTATCTCTTCCACCGTCATCCCCTGTAGCTTCTTCTGGATCTCCTTGCGGGCTTCTTGCCTGGCCTTATCTGCTGCCTGTCCCCCTGACGACCCAGGAGCTGCGGCCTCTTCGGGCATGCCATATGTGTCGTAGAGATCCTGTTGCAGCTTCTCCCGAGGATAATACTTCGACTTGTTTCCAGAGGCGTACCCCTGAATTTGACGCCGCATGCGTTCCTTCATGACGTCCTCCAAGCCGGTCATCATCAAGGATAGCTCTTCGGCGTCGCCAGGGAGAGCCTTTCCCTGGAAGGCTTCAAGCAGTAGGCGCTTGAGCTTGTCAGACATTTTGCGGTTGACTTGGACGTAGTCGAAGTCTTCCTTCGTCGGTCGGCCTCCGTTGAACCCGGACGCGAGCAACTGCTGGACGGATTGCACCGCATTCGGCTTGTCCCCCTGCAGTAACATGGTTTGCGCGTTGCCCAATGTCTTGAGCGCCTCGAAGTCGGTCTTCACATATGACCTGAACTTATCGCGGACCTGTAACTGGAACTTCTCTTCGGCCATCATTGTGCCGAGAGAAAGCTCCTTCGGGATGCGCGTGCCGTAGCGCTTGACGGGCTTCCCTGTCGTGGGGTCGAGAACGTAGGATGCAATTGCGCCCTTGGTCCCGTCAGGGACTGGGTTGAACTCGTTCAGCCACTTCTCTTCGGTGTAAGTGCGCGCGGCGAGCTTCTTCTGGTTTTCGAGCATCGCTGCGTCGTAGAGGACGTCGCCCATGTCGTTGCGTACGATCTCGAGCGCGCCAGGGTCTTTCTCTTGGATCTCTTGGGCTACGACGAGTCCGTTGGCAAGGTTTTCGAGCATGGTGGCGCTCTTCGCGCGGCCCGCGAGGGTCTCTTCATACGCCTTCCACTCGGCCTCGTTCATGGGCAGCGTGTCGAGCGGTAGCCCTGCGATCTTACGCGCGGACTGCCATGGTTTGAAGTTGCTCATGATGAACTTGCGGGCGTCGGCAGGGCGCTGCGCCGAGAGGAAGCCGGAAGCCGTGTTGAGAATACGGCGGTTGACCTGGGCGCCGACCTCGAGTTGCTTCTGCTGGGCCTCCCACATGTCCGCGGAGTGCTTCTCCGCGGCTATCTCGAGCTGCTCCTGGGCACGGCGGGTCTCCTCGCGGAACTGGTCAATCTTGAAACCGAGGGTAGCGCCTGCCAGCATCCCCTCGAATCCACCCTTTATTCCTTGTCCCCAATTCGGCATGGTCTATATCCTCTCGTTCTGCTTCCGCCGCGTGGAAGTCGTATTGCCATATTTGGCTGGCATTGTAGGGCCTGTCGGCCAAAACCGCGGGACCCCAGGCTTTCCTGACGTGGGTGTTTGCGGCCTGGCCCCGGGGCTGTAAGGGTCTGCCCTTACTCCTCCCGGGCCGACAACAAAGCCACCCGTGGTCCCTTTCTTGTAAGATTGGTAGCCTCCGTAATTTACTTTCGGGGACCCATACTTCGACGCCTCGTTCTCCTGCTCACGAATCCAATCTTTGTATGAGCCCATCTCGTTTCTTGACATGCCGGACTGTTCGTAGATGCTTCCGGGGCCGACGACGCCAGCCTCGAGCGCCTGTCGCCCCGTCTTCGTTAGATCGTACTTACCCTGCTCGGCGTACATCTGCGCCTCGCGCTGCGAGATCTGCATCCCGATCCCGACGAACTGCTGGTTCATCGCGGCTTGCGTGCCAGCGAGGCCAGCCATCGCTGCGATGGTGCTCTGCCCGTACGTCAACCCATTAAGGGCTGAACTGTACCCTTGCATCGCTTCGTTAAACAAGTTCTGCCGCCCGGCGAGGTAGACATTCGATGCGGCGCCAAGGGCACCGGATGAACCCTGCAACGACTGCGCTCGCGCTGCAATCTTCGTACTCGCGGTCTGCACTGCGTCATTGATGGCCTGCTGCCGTGTCGAGAACCGCAAGTTCGTGGCTTCGTTCTCAAACTGGCGCAAAGCGATCTGCCGCTGCGCAGGGCTCACGCCGTCGCGGGCGAGCTGCTGCTCGAGCTGGCGACGCTGTTCCGTTAAGGCTCCCTCCACCCGAGGGTCGGTGTAGTCAGCAGCTTGTACGGTTTTGATATAATCGAGGTCTTCCTGGTTTGCGTTTGCCATGCCCTCTTCGCGTTGCTCCAGCAAGCCGCTTATTTTTCCGCTGTACTCATCCAGGAAGCCGAGTTCGTACGCGGCCATCGCGTTCATGCCAAACGAACTTGCGATTTGCATCGCCGTGTTGGTAAGCCCACGCATCATCGTTTCGTCAGGAAGCGTCCCCTGCGTGTACTCGACAACCATGTTCATTCGTTGGTTGTAGATGTCCTGCATACGAAAGTTTTGATCCAGATAGCCACGGTTCGTGTCAATGGCACCCTGGTAGTAATCGAGCATCTGCATCTCTTGCTCGGGGGAGAGCTTTAGAGCTCCGCTCTCCTCACCACCGCCACCGAACGCACCGGCGAAGAAACCACCAACAGCGCCGACACCGGCACCGATCGCGGTTCCCCATCCCGGTAAAATCGCACTCCCTATGCTTGCACCAGCGGAAGCGCCAGAAGCCGCGCCAGATCCGCCATCACCCATGTCAGCCATCTGCTACTCCTTCGCCTCGTCAAGACTTTTCTTCTTGGCACTTCTCACCTTCGCGGCGATTAGTTGCGAAAATCTTTTATCAAACTCAATGCGCTTTACACCAGACAACGGAACCCAGCTCCAAACGTCATCTTTTGTGACAAACTCAAAAACTTTCTCGCCCAATACGTGGTGAGCCAGTTCGAACTCTTCGGAACGCCCATCAAGATACATAATCGTGATCTCATAATGGTCCGGTAAAGTCGCATCGTCTTTGGGGATGAATGGCATTACGTTCATATACTCCTCGTTAGATAGAAGAAACCACCCAACACAATACCGCCTGTGGCGTGTTCCAGCAAGTCTCCGAGCTTGTCGTCCCACGTAGACTTTGCGCTGAAGAAGTATTGCCACACTTCGATGGCGGGCCCGGTGAGCAGGCCCAGGAAGCCCCAGGCACCGAAGTGCGTGACCAGCCACGCGCAGACGAGCCCGTCGCACATCGCGTGCGCGAGTCCACGAATCACGGTTCCTTTCTTGGAATAACGCACTACTTGATCCTCATAATGAACCGCACCCGTACGGAACGTGGTTGGATCGACTGCGTGGCCGAGCCGCCGGAGCCGGTGTTACCAGTTCCACTAGAACTTGTCGTCGAAGTGCTTTGTGAATCTGTTGTTGCGTCATCATCAACGCCACCCGTGGAACCTTGGACTTCGGCACCGTTGTTATAGCTATCCCCCGCGGTAACAGAGCCACCTGCGTCATCTGTGACGCTTGCATCCCACGCTGTCGTGGATGTTCGTTTAACAGAGATGCCGTCTGAAACTGTACCTGTGCTGTCATTGATCGCAATACAAGCAGCGAGGGTTCCTGCGGAGTGCGTATGTGTATGTTCATGCGTATGCGCGAAAGTGTGTGTATGACTTGGTCCGGTGTGCGTGTGTGACAAATCGACCTGATGCAGGGCGGACCCGATAACGTCAACGTTCCAGGTAGCCGTGTCGATGTCACCTGCGCCATCGGTTGCGCCGCCGAAGCCTACGAGGTAGCGGCCGGACAGATCCGGCAGCGTGTACGAGTTACCGTCGATGGTTGCTGCGGAGCCGTCGCAGTAAGCCCAGTAGGTCGTGTTGATGGGAAACACGTTGTCGAAATCGTAGTGCGGGATGATCGACCCCAGCGGAACGAGCGCCGTCGCCACATCGACGTTGTTCACGACGATGGCCGTCGAAGCGTTGATGTTCGAGACTGCGATGTTGGTCGCAGTCAAGCTGGCAATGCTGTTGACGGTCAAGACGTTGATGGTCGCGACGTTGGCGATGAAGTTGCTCACCACGTTCAGCGTGCCGTTGAGCGTGTGAACGCTATTGACGTTGGCCCCAATCGTACAGTTCGCCTGAAGGTTCGCCGTACCGTGGACGGTCTCCGAGCCAATGTTGATGTCGACCGTGCCGTCCTTGAGGGCGTTGTGAATGGTATTGAACTCGGCGCTCAAATCGGCTGCCGCGAGTTCATCATTCGCCGCCCAGTCGGGACTCATAAATCTTGAAATCAAAGCCATATCTTCTCCTTAACTCGTTGCCGAAGCACTCGCCGAGACTTCGCCGCCCGTACCGAGCACTTGGAAGCTCACGAGCACTTTGGCGATGTCAAAATCTTGTGTCGCCTCGTTGTTGTGTAGCATGAACCCGAGTCTGCGGCCGATGCCACCAATCTTGATCTTGCGCCGAATGAGCCCACTCGCCGCAAACGTGAACGCCGTCTTGGTCGTGACCGGCGTGAGCCCATACCCTGTCGTTACGATGGTATTCGTCATGGCCGAACCACCTGCGAGCAGGCCGCCCGTGCCGCCGCAATCGACCGCATATGGTCCCGAGTGATACTCGCCGTCTATATACAGCGTGATGTATAAGTTGTGCGCACCCTTCGAAGTCATGACAACCTCAAAGTAGTCAAACCGTTTGTCACGGTTTTCGAGTTCCGGGCTAACCCATGAAAAGTCTGTATCGGGAGTCCGTAGAGACGCCCCGTAACCCGTCGTCGTGTTCACACGAATGCGCGAATCCTGGTCCAACTTATAGACATAGCCGTCCGAACCGCCACTCAACACGAGCGAGTACACGTTCTGCGCGATGGGCCTGTAATTCCACGCAGCCTGGAAATACGTTCCGCGCTCTTCAGTCGCGATGCGAGGCATCTGCGGATTTCGCACGTCAATCACGAGACCGATGTTGTTAATCGTGCCGGAGCCGCCCGTGTAGTACGCAAGCACCTCTTTGCGCTTCGGATTGTAGATGAGCTTGGCGTGTTTCAGGTACGTCGGGTTGACGTTCTCTTCGAGCCACTGAGTCATGTTCATCTGCCCCGTGATCGAAGCGTCTTTCAGATCGACGTCCGGGTTCGAAATGGACTCCAACGAATAGATGTGCGCGTCGGACCCAATAAACCATGTGCCCAAGCTGCCCACCTTCGTGATGCCAAGCGGACCCGCCATGCCGATGTCCTCGCGCACCGTCGTCGTGGGCAGATAGTACGAGGTGATGTTGTCTGTGTCTAAGTAGTAAATCCCAACGGGTGCTTTGAACACGAAAAGGCGTGTCGTCCCGATGGAATGACACGCCACGATGCCGTCACCTTTGCCGGGAACAACGTCGAACGTGGGTGGCGGGTAGCCCGTGTTGCCGGTCTCCGCGTAAAAGTTCGTGTGGTCGTCCAGGTTCGACACATAGATGGCGTGCGGCGCATTCTTGTTGCCCCAGGCGTAGACCCGATGATCGTGAACGATACCCGCCGCGGGCTGGTCTGTGCTCGACCAGTCAACGGAACACTGTACGTTCGTCAGGGCGTTCATGGTCGTGCCATCGCCAGTCAAGCAGTATGGGACGACATTCTTGCAGAACATCAAAAGCTTCTTGGCGTTGTTGACGTACTCTTGGCCGCACTCGACAAAGACGATGGGCTCGGTTAGAGCGTCTGTGACGTTGAGCAGCATCACGTTGTCAACGTCGCCGCCGACCTCTTTGTAGACGGTGTAGACCGTGTTCGCATTGACGGTGCGCTGCCACGCGGTAACCTGTTTTTGCGCGGAAGCGTTGATGTGAAAGTCGATCCCGGCGATGCACGTCGCATTTGGCACGGCGTTCGCATCAAATGGGACCATGCCACCGGCCTTGCGCCAAGCATCCCCATCGTAGCGGATGTTCTTTGCGATGATGAGATCCGAGTACGGAATCAGCTCTTTGTTCTCTGCGCCGTTGAGGCCTCCGCGGCCCGCAACGAACGGTGCGATGTATCCGTTATAGGCCATTAGCCTTCAACTCCGTTGACCGTGTAGGTGATTGCGCTACCTGTGCTGGACTTCACTGCGAGCTTGCCGGTCGTGCCGACCGCCATCGGAAGTCCTGTCTCAAATTCTATCACATACGTCGTGTATGGCGCAATCGGCGTCGACACAAATAGCGCCGTGGTTGCGTCATAGGTTGTCCCATCGTTGTCTAAGTAAATCGAGAAGGACTCCGCGCTCGCCGTCGTATTGCATACGATGATACTCATGATGACGACCTTGCGCTTGAGCGCCTTCGACACAGCGACCAGGGCGTTCGTGTCGGTCGGCCGAACCTGCGCCAGCTGCTTCCCATTCTGAACGATGTATTCGCTCACTTCTGGTACTCCGTTCTGGACCCACCACCGTCAACCGCGTAATGAATGTCGAACATGATCGCGGAAGCCGTGCCCGTGTAGGGGTCCGCGTTGACCAACCCCGTGGCGTTCGTCGTGTCACGTCCCAACCGGATCTGCACGATGTCCGACAGCGTCGACCCCGCAGGTGGCGTGATGTCAGAGAACTCCGCGATCTGATGGATCGTGCCGCTCGTGTAGGGGAACACCGTGCCGGTCGTGATGTTGTTCACCCACGTCGTGGCCTTGACACCACCATCAATCTGCCAGCGATACTGGATGCACCAATTCGGATTCGCGTTTTGATCCTGAAACCAGTGCAGATGCGGCGAGATGTTCGCCTTGAGCGCCCGATCATGGTTCAACTGCACATTGAAGTACAAGTAGTCCGTAACGATGTTACAGGCGTTCGTAAACGTGATCGTGCTCTCGGTATTGCTCTCCACAATGCGCGTGCCAATCGTGCGCTTGCCGATCAGGTCACCAAGCTCATCCTTATAAGCCCAGTGCGGCGTGTAAAGCTCCATCGTCATCAGTCACCCACAGGGCTGTCAACGTAGGGCGTCTTCCCGCCCCCACCAAAGTTGCGACTAATCACGACCCGTCCGTAGTCCTTGTCGCCCCGGCTCAAGTACCGCGTGTTCCACGCGCTCAGTTCGCGGAACATCTGCTGCGCGATCTGCAGGTGCACGGGAGCCCGGTTGTCGTCATTCCGAATCTGCATGAAGTAAATCGCGAGATGTCCCAGCATCTCCCGGTACTGCCGGGGCATCGTCGGGTTCACGCTCGCTGACAGAGTGCTCGGCAGCGGGATGTAGTCGATCTCGGCCCGGTAGTAATCCGTGTCCGGAGCGCTATTGAACATCAGCGTCACCGTCCCGTCACTCTCATTCAGGATTGAGCAGAATTCTGGTACTTCGCCGTTCAGTAAACACGGTGGTGTCCGGTCATACATCTCGTCCTTATCGGTGACCGTAATCTTCCAAGACTCGCCCCAGATACGCACTGGGCTCAGGATCCCCAGAATGTCGCTGGAGCCGACCGTGTACACGAGCTTGCCCAGGCCCACCTGCTTGGCGGTAACCGACTCGTCCGTGAAGACGTCATCAAGTACGGCCGCCGTGGCGCCTGCGGTGTGCGAGGCGATGCGGTAGACCGTGTCGGTATCGAAGACCTGCACGTGCCAACCAGCGACTGAGACGCCCGAGTTGGGGTCGGAGGAGAAAGTAAGGGCGTTGCTTAAACGGGTGGCAGAGGCGGTGGAAGAAGTGATTAGAGGAAGAAGAGTGAGGACCTTCGGGTAGGTCGAGCGGGCAAACACGAACTGGACGTCCTCGGAGATCCGTTTGCCGGTCGTCGAGTCGAAGTTCAGGAAGCCGCCGCCCGCGTGCACCATCTTGTTGGCGCGGTCCAGGTGCGACAGGATGTCGTCGTACTGCGAGGACGATCCCGTGAGCTGGTGGCCGACCTCCTTCTCGACGAAGGTGATCAGCTCGGAAGTGGTCTCGAACGCCATTACTTTCTCCTAAGAAGGCCCGCGTCGCGGAAGAAGCGGAGTACGGTGTTGAGGGCGTGGTGGTTGCGGGCCTGCAAAACCATCTCCCCCGTCTGTTTGTTCTCGGCGTGCCTGATCCGCAACCCCCGTGGTCTCTTCTCTGCCATGAACCTAGCCAACTTTTCCTCGGCTCCCCGGTTCACCCATATTGTCTTCCGGGCAATGAGTTGGTCCGGGTTGTGCTCAACGGTGAAGTCGCTCACTGGTTCTTACCTGTGACGGGCGAGCGGGCAGCAGGCGTCGACTCGTTGTTCGACAGTGTTGAGGCGGACCTCCCTCTTAACCCCATCTCGTATATCTGCCTCGACCGTATTGATGAGTTCTTGGCGTCCTGCGCGAAGTTCGTTGAGAGACTCCTCAATTCGCTCGACGCTGCCCTTAACCTCTGTGATGGACCCAGATAGAGAAACAGCGAAACCAATAGCCACGCCAAGGGGACCAAGTAGACCGAGCAGTTGTCGCAGAGGAATTTTGATGCTCCCGTTCCCGTTCCCGTTTGCGGTGATTTTAACGTCATGGTTCACTATCATCTCCCTTCATCACTTTGCGTCCTTCGCGGTCTTCAGGTCGTCGCCCTTCGACTTGACTTCGAAGTCCTTGTAACCGTCGCCGCACCGGGCGTTGAGTTCCGTGTCGAGGAAGTCCAGTACGTCTTGTCGTTGCGCGGGGGTGGAGTTCCATGCCATCGCCCATGCAAGCCTGATTTTGTTCTTGTCGGCGAAGATGGCGCACGCCATCGTGCCAGGGATGTAGAACGGATGCGGCGTAAGGAGCGCGGTGCGGCACGCATTGGTCTCCTTTTTCACTTTCACGCTGTAGTAATAGTCATCGGGAATCGGTGTAGGTGTTTGTCCATAGGCGATACTCGTGAAGAGTAAGATTGCGAGAAGTGTTTTCATCATCCGCCTCCCGGCCCACCGTCGTTCACGTTGAGAACCGCCGCGTTCGTTCCCTTGTCGATTTTTACCGAGTAGATCGTTCCCGTGAACGGTCCACCGCCGCCAAGGTCAGCTCCAAATATCATCTCGGTGGGGCTGATTGCGCTCGTAATTGCGGATATGTCCAGCTCCCCAACAGACTCTCCGTTTTCGTACACGTTGAGCTTGCCCGTCGTGCGGTTGAAGACGGTTCTGATTTTCAACATTTTTCCGGCAGCGTATGTCATGGTTCTGTTGTAGTAGAACGCTGCGAAGTGATCGTCGTCGTCAATCATCCCGGCGTACCCTGTCGTTGTGTCAGCTCCGGTGACGTAATCTGACGCAAATTCTGATTGGTCCAAGGCTTTTCTCCCCTGCGCTACAGCAGCTTGATACGCATCCGTACCTGTAACCTTGATCAACTTCTGCACGACAGCGTGTTCGTTTGCAGCGAGTACAAGCGGCGTAATCGCTCCCGTGCCTTTGTTGAAGTAGTTGCCGGAAGACAGGGCGGTTCCCGTGAAGTTCGCAGCGAACGCTCCCGGTGCGGCTTGCGAGTAGACGGGCGTTCCGACGGGGCTGGCCGTAATGGAGTTTACCGAGTCCACGATGTTGCCGGAACCCATGCTGAAGTTCCAAAGGCCAACGGTGTAGGTTCCCGCCGTCCATGCCGCATAGTCTGTCAGGCTGTTCTTCTGCTTGTAGAAGTAGAATGTTTGGTCAGAGGCGTAGAAGTTTTCGCCGATACGGAATAGCGCAGTTGTTGACACGGGATGCGTACTGAGTCCGGTGGTGTCGCAATGTGATCCTGAAAAAACGGACCCGTCAACTGTTACCCACATGACGCGCGCGTCGCGGTCTAGAAAGAATCCGTAATCGTATGCGTTCGATGTGTTGCCCCACAAAGCGGAGATGTCTCCGTGGTTGCAAGTGACGAAATCTCCGTTGGTGTTCCCGGTCTGCGTGTAAAGTGCGGCTCCACCGCTGACGAAAATATCGTACCCTGTTCCGCCACCGTTGTATGCCTGAGTTCCGCCGAGGACGACACGAGTTGCTGCAGGAGTCGGCACGTTGTTTTTTACGACAACGTGAACTTCCATGTTTCCGGTCCCGATGTTAAGCGGATGCACGGTAGGCGTCGGGATGGCGACAGAGAACGTTGAACCGGGAAAGTCGGGAATCGTGCGGATTCCTGTGTCATACCCGGTGCTGCCTGTTTGACCGTAGACGTTTGGATTGCCTCCTACGTTTGCAGTGAGGGTCAAATCGTTTCCTGAGTAGTCTGCGATTCCGCTCGTGCCGTCAGTCTCGTTCAGTTTCCAGCATCCGGCGGTCCCGGTACAGACCTCTGCGAAGTCGGTCGGCGTAGGTGTGGCTGTCGGAGTCGGCGTCGCGGTAGGCGTAGGCGTAGCCGTAGGTGTCGGCGTAGGCGTGGGCGTTACCGCTACAGCGAGCAGGTAGTTGTTGTTGAACGGTTGCTGGGCTTGGTGGTTGTTCCAGGGGTTCGCGGAGGCGCGATACCCTAAGAAGCTACAAAACGCCGCCCAAGCAAGGATCGCAGCGACGCGGCGCATAGTTTAGAAGTCTTCCAGGGGACAGACGTCAAAGTAGCCCGAGCCGGAAGCCGTCTGACATGAGATGTAATCTGAGTTCGAGCCGAAGTACCAGACGACATGCGAGCCCGCCGGGATCTTCGTGCCGACCTTTTCGTGTACCGTGACGGTGGCGTCAGCGCCTTGGAGGCACTCGATGCCGACGCCCGTGAAGTCGGTCGCAGATGTGTAGCCGTAGATCTCGTTCCAGCCCGTGAATGGGATGGGCGTTCCCGACGCTGCGGGGACGTTCGCGTTCGTGGCGTCGACGGCCGTCGCGATGCAGACGCTACGGTGCGCCGAGTAGACGGTCGAAAGCACCTTGTCCGCGCTGGTGTACTGTGCGAGTACGGCCGTCGTGAACAGGAGCAAGGGAAGGAGTAAGAACTTTTTCATGGTTACCTCTTTTAGACTTTCCCGATTGTCGAGCGGTTGACGCGGGAAATCATTTTATCCAACGGATTGATCGTAGCGAGCCGCTCTTTGATGTGCGCGGGCGGTTCCATCGGACCCGGCATCGTCTTTTCGTACAACTCCTGCTGCTTCACGGTCGTCCCTGCCTTGAGCGCTGCTTCGAGCAACTTGCGGCGCTTTGTTTCGAGTTCCAGCGGTACGGGCAATCCAAGCTGTTGGATCTCGGCGTCCGTGAAGGGGTTCTCAAACTTCGCGTCTTTGAAGTAGGCGTTCCGCTTCGCGGCGTAGAAGACCTTGGGCTGGCCGAGGGCTTCAAGCAGCATGCAAATCTCAGAGGCGTCTTCGTCGACGATCTGATAGTTGTACTTGTCCTTCTTCATCTTGTGCGGCGTGAGGAAGGAGGGTGTAAATTTCTCTTCGACTACGTTCAATTCTTTTTTCACTTTTTTCTCCCGGTTCTGGCCGGGAGGGCTTTCGCCCTCCCAGCTTCCAGTTAATAATGACTTCTACTTAGTACCCGATGCACTCGACCTGAAGCACGAAGGCCGCAGGAGCCGCAGACGAGATGGAGCCGATGCTCACGCTTCCCGTAAACGTATGAGTGTGTGTCGCCAGCGCGTTGCCCGCAAACGTGGGCGCTGCGATGGTGAGGTGCGAGTTCGCGACGTTCCCCGTCGCGGCTTGCAGTGTAACGTGCCCGTTCGAGATGTTTCCCGTGGGGGCCGAGATCCCGCCGTTCACAACGACGTTGGCGACGTTGTGATAGAACCCAGTCGCGTTCGCCATAATTGACGCATTGGCGTCCGCGTCAGCGCCAGAGTTCGTGATGTTGATCGTCGGGGCCGCGATTGTGAGGCCGAGGGCCGTCACGTTGCCGGTCGCAGCTTCCATCGTCAAAGTCTTTGACGTCAGGTTGCCTGTGGGCGCGGAAACGGTTCCCGCAGGAGTCCCGGCGCTTGTCGCGGAGATCGTTCCCGACTCGGCAGAAGCGCCGCAGAGAGCGAGCTTCTGGGCCGAAACGTCCCATTCAAACTTGTAGCCTTTGAGATTGGTTTCAATGACGTTGAGCGAGCGGATGATGACTTTGAAGCCCATCTTCCCCTTGTCCAACGCAAGGCCCGTGGCGGGCCAAGTGAGCGAGCCGTTCCCGCCCGCGATGGAGCCGTAGGCTCGGTAGCCCTGACGGCCTAAGAACTGACGATCCCGTGTTAAGAACGTGTACGTCAGGTCTGAATTAGCAATATCTGTCATGTGATTCTCTCTTGCTCACCGATATTGGAAGAAAGGACTCGGGGGCGGCTCGGTGAAAGCCGCCCCTCCGTCCGCAACACATTAGTGTTTGTTGTTCAACGTTGTTACGCGGTGACGGTCACGAGGGTCTGGTTTTCCGGCGTCTCCGGCAAATGCTCAATGAGCAGTTTGCAGAAGCCCTTCTCACCACTGTCCCCGGCCTCGTCAACCTGCACGAGAACCTGCGACCCAGCGTTGAGCACAACACCCTGACCTGCCTCATCAACCACAACGCGATTCGCACCTGTGGAATCGGGAACAACGACGTTCCCAACATCCGCAGCGCCCTGCGTCGAAAAGTCATACGAGTCCGCAGACACCGTAAAACTGTTCGCGACCGCAGTGTTCGAGTACACGCTGAAGTTGACTACAGCACATTTGAACGGGATATTAAAAGTGGCGACATTGGCTCCCGTGTTGCCAATATCAAAGCCATTCCCTGCATCGGGAAGTAGAACGGATACAACTTCTCTCATTTTACTTTTCCTCCTTACGTCTGCGAGGTGAAGTGAATGAGCCGAGCGAACCCAGCGTTCGCACTATCCGTGGAGGTTCCTGCGCCCCAATCACCGTACCATGCGATGGACACATAACGACCGTGGTCGTGCGTGGCATCGTAGTGGATCGACGGCTCATCGAGCACCGCGTAGTACACTGCCTCGTCAGCAATGAACACGCCCTCGCCAACGTCGTTGCCAGTTCCCAGCGCATCGTCAAGAGCGTTGGAGTTCTGGTTTTCGACGATTTCCACGCCCGCGATGGTCCCAACGGAGTTACCCGTGAAGGTTCCCGCGTTCCCGTACTTGTTGATTTCGAGGAACTCAGGGTCATCGAGGATTCCGCGAATGGCCGTGGTCGTCCCGATGAACGTATAAAGACCGTTCGCCCGAGTCGGCATGGTGTAGGTCTGGAAGGCCAGATCCCGCATTTTGCGGATGTGGTAGAAGTTCGGATTGGTCGTAGCGTTCGTGGTACACGTTCCCGCAGTCGCCAGCGTATAAGCAGCCGGTCCCGTCGCGGTGTACTTCAGTTGGCCGCTCGTGAAAGCGTCCGCCAGAAGAATGTCCATATCGTGGGCCATCTGCTTTGCGATGGCGTCACGGTGAATCGCCAGAAGATCAATCGGACTCCGGCTCATGGCCTTCTTGGACACCATTGTCCCCCGGCCACGTTCGTACATGGTGATGGTTTTGGATGTGATTGTGAGTTTGTCGAGCGGGATCGAGACGTTCTCGTCCAGCAAGCTCGACGTAGGCTGTGCCAACGTTCCCGAGATCGGAACCGTGATGGCTTCCCCACTCGAAATGTTCACTTTCTTCGCATACGGAAGAAAGAGAATCTTCGGCACGGCCTCTTTGAATACTTCGATGACCTCGTGCGACTTGTACGCACCGGTCGACGGAGCATCAGCCCAGCCTTGAAACTGACCCATGGTAGTTCTCCTTTGTAGGTCGGTTTCGCGAGAACGCTAGTTTCGAAGCAGCTACGCTGCTGCGCGCTTAACGTTTGCTGAACTTGGTGTGATACGCATTGAGCACGTCGTCAATCGATTCCGATTTGGCGACAGGTGCTGCGCTGGGAGCCGGTCTAGCCGGTCCACCTGACAGCGATGCCGGTGGAGTCTCTTCTCGCGGTTTGGGTTGCGCTTGGGGATCAGAGGATTTGGGTACCAGCATGTCAACGCGAGGTCTCCAGTAGTCGTCGAGAGTCTTGAACGGATTCTCGTCGTCTAGGATTCCCAGCGCCTTCTCGCTGACTGTCCTCACCTTGTCCTTGCCAAACAGCTTAACCACTTCTGGCCGTGAGTCAAAGTACGTTTCCCACGTCCGGTCGTTTTCGCGTTCCAGGGCCAGCTTTCTGTCTGCTGCAACTTTTTGCTCTTGCGTAAAGTTGAGCATCAACCGATCAGCGGCCTTGTGTTCACCCGAGTCCCGCAGCTCCGAGGCTTTTTCAAGTACCTCTTCATAGCTTTTTGGGACCTGGTCGCGTTCGCTTTTGAACTTACGCAGCGCGCCGATCTCAGTCGATTGCTTCCCGACCAGGGTACTCATAGCCTCAGACCACGTCTGGGCCTGCAACATACCCTGCTCTGTTGAAACGTCGAACTCCCGTCCGTACACCTTCAGCAACTTCGGTGCCGCCTGCTGCGGCTGTTCCTGAGCTTGTGACCCAGTAACCGGTGGCGTAGCGCCACCTTCCGTCGTCCCTACATTCGTTTCTTCGCTCATTGGATCCTCGGTTCTATCTGCCGTCGCAGGGCCGTTTACCGTAAGAGGTAAAGTTAACCGTCGTTAACCCTGTTTATCCTGCAAAGCCCTCTTAGTTTTCTGCAGGAAATCTATTACGTTACTGATCTTAACACAGATTGCCATATATGGCAATACATTATCATGCGTTGCATGGATATGCGATATCGTACATGCAGCTCGAATGGCGTCCTCGAGCTGACTCAGCGCCACTTGACGCAGGTCCTCCGGGACGCCATCCAACTCTTTCCTTAAGAACTCCACTACTTCCTCTTCCCGCGTTTCACCTTACCGCCGCAAGCCATCTTCTTTGCACCGTTGTAATTAACCGACTCCAATAACGCGTTGAACGTCTGTGGCGACGTCATCTTCGCCATCTGCTTTCGCATGTCACTGGTCACCGATGCAACCGTCGGCACCTTACCGCCGCTGCTCATATAGCGCAGCTTCGAGAAGTCGATCTGGTTCTTGAATCCGCCCGACGACGCGGTCTGCTGCACAGGCGCCTTCCGCTTCTTTTCAAATAGCTTGGACAGCGAGCTCAATCCTTGCGCCACCTTATCCATACGCTGGTCCATCGTAGGCTTATTCGAAGGCGTGCTCGCAATCGTGCTGGAATTCACGCTGACTTTTACTGCAGGATTGTCTTTGGATCCCATCTTCGGCGTTGCGGCAAGAACCTTTGGCTCCGGCCACGACGGAGCGGGGCCCGTCATCGAATCCGGCCCTGAGCTGAACGGGTTCACGAGCGTGACCTCGTTATTCGTGACAACGCCGCCCGCCTGGTACTTGTTCATCTTCCCGGTGTCGTTCTTACTCCGCTTGCTTCCACCGCGGAACACCTTACTCAAAAACTTCACGGAACGATCCATGCTCTTCGCGGACGTCCTCGGCACGACAATCTCCCCCGGGCTCAGCAGCGCCGGAACGACGTCATTCTTCGTCGAATCCCCGCGCACACGCGCCTTCCCCGGCACCTTGCCGGACACCCTTCCGCCCTTCTTGAACGCCCGGTACGCAAAATTCTGATATTGCGGGCGGTTCATAAACGGATTCACGGCACCGCCAATTCCGGCACCAGCACCATACTTAACAGAAACAGAACCCAACAGACTGCCGAACGACCCGCCAGCCGTACCGCCCACAGGCGCGGGCTGGCCCACAAACGGATTCGAAACCGGTGGTTTCGTATACGTTGGTGCGAGAGCCGCAGGTGCAACCGGCGGAAGATCCTTCACGGCTCCCGGCGCGGGCCTCCGCGTCTTCATCGCGGACCCAAGCGCATTGCCCAGCGCACTCCCAACACGTCCGCCCCAGGCCATCTTCTTCGGAGATTTAGGCGGTCCCAGGCGTTCACGCTTCATAGACTTGACCCTGCGATCCAAAGCTTCCATGCTCGTCGCTCGAATCGTTGTACTCCGGTTAATTAATGGAAAATCCGGCTCGTAATCATTTGGGTTGTCAGGTGTAAACGACGCGGGATTCTTTGATCGCACAGAACCCTTGGTAATGCCAGCACCAAAAACCTTTTCATCCATTGTGGCATCGTAATCGGGTTTCTTTGGTTTCATACGCTCGTCAAAAATTGCGTTCAATCTCGCAACTCGCGCGGCGCGCCCTGTATCTGCATCACCAACACGACCACCCTCGGCGTACTTCTTGCGCTTCTTACCCTTGCACGGCATAACCCTGCCTCCTTGACTTGCTCGTAAGCGACCCTTCGTTCTCATGGGAGACCCCTCTGGAATCTCCTCCCTATTGTAGATGCCCTCTTTGCCCCAATTCGGGACGCCACCGCCACGCTTCAACATCTCATCGAAGAGATACTTCTGGCGTACCTCGGCCTCTTCGTTCATCTGATCGATAACCGACTTCTCTTTGCGTTTTGGCATTACATCCCCTGCTGTGGACCGGGTTGCGGCATGGAGCCGACGCCCGTCTGTGACGGAGTACCAGCGCGCCCTTGATTGGGCCCGCCACCGCCGCCTTCCAACTCGGCCTGCGCGAGGGCCTGTTCCCGGATCGCCTGCTTTTGGTCGATGAGCGCCCGCTCCTGCGCGTCCGGCTGGATCTCTTCGAGATCGAGGCCGAGACCGCGTGCGATGACAAGCCCGATCTTGGCGACCGAGATCTGGCTCTCGACTTGCTGCGCGGTGATCGGATTCGCTGTCAGCGTGCTCATGTAGTTGATCGCGGCCTGGGCCTTCGCAGCGTTCGCCATGAGACCCTTCATTCCACGACCGTAGAACTTGAACGACCCCTCGATGTCAGCGAAGCGATCCTTCGTCGACATCTTCAAAAACTGTTCCGCCTTCCCTTGATCCGTACCAAACCACGACCGAACCTCGTCGGGGTCCATGTCGTCGACATGCTGCATGATCTCGTAGAACGCCTCGATCGCCAGCTTCTCGATGAAGATGTCCTCGATGTCCGCGGCCATACTATCGAACACGTCGCTGATCGCCGAGTTCGCCGTAATGATCTCCGTGCTCCGTACCTGCTTTCCAGGCATGTTGCCGGAGAGGTCGAGCTGGTTCGAAATCACGTTCTCCGCGAACGCCCGCTCCAGCGTCTGGAACATCATCATGGCGTCTTGCGGCACCTCACCCGTCTTTAGCACGCCCATCGGTACCGCGCCTGCGGGTGCACTCGAATCGATGGCGATCTGGTCGCCGTCCTTGATTCCGCCGCTCGCCTGCTTTTTATCCGCGAACCAGTCTTCGCGGTACCACGTCACGTTGTGCGCAGCCTTGATGCCACCCGTAATGAGCAGCGTGAAGAACTCGTCTGCGGCTTCGTTCAGATCCACGCCTGCGTCGAGCAGGGCTTTGCGACCGGTCCCAGGCGACCGAATGGGGTCCGCCGTGACGAACGGCGCTTTGCCCGACCAGCGCGTCACACGCTTCGGATCAACCAGTAACTCGCTCTCGTTGCCAACGACGCACATCACATTGCGCAAGGGGATCTCGGTTCCGTCTTCGGTCTTCCACATGTAGACCTTGCCGTCGTTGTCGAGGATCGTCCCATAGAAGTTCTGGATCAGGTTCTGCACCCGCTTCCGGTTCGTCTGTCTCTTCTCCGGATTTCCCTCGGCAATCTTCTTCTCTTCCTCCGCCTCGTGATGCCCGAAGTCCTTCATGGCATCCACCGCCTCAAGCCGATACGGCTTGTCCGCGGTCTGCTCCTCGCTCGCCAGATCCCGCACGAGGTAGTGGTCCGTCATGAACTCTTCAATCTCGAACAACTTCCGCTTCGGGTCGAACGTATCGCACAGGTAGTTCTCGAACGGCAGATTCGTCAGGTCGAGAGACCAGTAGGTCTTCTCCTCCTTGACCAGCTTGCCGTCCTTCGACGTGAACCGGGGCTTCGTGACCTGCTTGCCGCCGATCTTCAAACTCATGCGGCTTTCGACGCCGCCGCACAGGATCGCGTCCGAGATCACGGTCTTCGCATCGCAGCCTTCGAATTGGCTCACCAGCGCGTTCTTCGCAACATACTCGTTCACGATCGCGTCCGGTTTCTGCGCGATGCGCTGAACCGCGATCCAGTTGTCGTACTTCATCAACGCGCTCTTGAACTTCGCGCGCATGCGCTCGGCTGCGACGCCGAACTTGTGGAGGTGAATCCGAGGGTCTCCCTCGCGCTTGTGCGACCAGTCAACCTGCCCGTGGTAATACTGCCAATTCTTCTGATTCTGCGGTCTCCGCTTGTCCTTCTCGTTTGTGCGGGACTCTTCGGCGCATTGCAGAACCCAATCTACAACGTCCTTCCGCTGCTTATCCAAAATCTGCTTATATTCGGGCATTTTATCCCCTCGTAAATGAATATCTCGGACGCCGTATCCGAGGAGCGCCTTGTCGAGATGCTTTGCGGCAAGTATAGCACAATCCGATCAATCGTTCCAATTCGCTCAGCTGCTGGATGTGGCACCGCTTGCACACGCTTTGCAATCTCAACACCGGATGTTGATAATACGACGAGTCCGACTCAATGCGGTCCACCCGCATGTCGTTCTTCTCAGCCATTGAACTTGTACCGCGGAAGTACGAGACTACGTTCGTAGTCCTCGTCCTCGCTACGGCCCCGCTTCGTGTGCACCTGCATCCGCAGCGCCACATATTGCAGCGCATCGTGAATATGCGAATACAAGTTCTTCACGGGCCGGTCCGACTTCTTGCTCTGGGTCGGCTTTTCCGGCAAGTGGTACCCACCCTCGAACCCCTTGATGAGCATCGTGCAGTGCGGGTTAATCAGGAGGCACGGCTTGCCATCTGAGTCCAGCCGCATCAGCAGCCGAATAACCGCATCCACACGCTTTTCCGGGTCGTTCGACGAAGCAGCAATGGGGTGTAAACCTTCGTCCCGCATAACGTCGGTGCACGCCTTCCCCTCAGCCGTCTTTCCTTCCCAGGCCGCAGAAGGATCCACCACGTCGATGTAATGAAAATCAGCACCAAAATTAGAGTTGCAATACGCAATCACCTCCGGGGCGAACTTCCTCGTGTTCTGTCCCCCGTTTGGAATCTCATCAAGCACCCACAACCTCTGCCCGATCACCTGACAAATCACCGTCGACTGGTTCCCACCGAAGTCCCAGCCCCGAAAGATCGGGTAACTCGGGTTCACAGGTACCGCACGCGCAAGCAGGTGCAGATGCCGATGGTACGCCCCGTCATACACAGGCTTCCCTGCAAACGTCTCCCAGGACCGCTCCATCTCGATCGCCCACTGCTTGGGCGGCATTCCCTGCTTCTCATTCTCGATCCACTTCGGATCCCTCTTTCGCGGGTCCGCGATGAAATCCAGCTCCACAACCACGAACCCGTTCTTCGGGTTCCGCCGAATCGAGAACCCCGTCGGATCCTCCGGCACGAACCTCTGAAACTCATCTACGACTTTAGTGTGCTGCACGGGCTTGGTTGGTTAGGAAACGAATGGAAGGGGGCGGAGAAGGGGGGTGGGAGGAAGGACGGACGCGGAAGTGCGGTGGCGCAGCTCAGCGTTACAGCTCATCGTTCACGAGCCTCTTGTAGAAGGAGTCGACGCCGCTTTCTTGCATGGCGTGCGTCGAGACGATCGTGAGCCCGCCCCCTCCCTGCAGGGTGGGCTTTGCGGCGCTGTAGGTCGCTTCGGCCTCGGGCCAGAAGTCGAGCTCATCGAAGAAAAGCTTAGAGAAACCATATTGGCGTGTCTGGTCCGGGCCCATAGCCAGCGCATGTACTGTGGACTCGATTTCGTCAAAGAACATGAATCCTTCTTTGACTCGCAGGGTTGGTCGGGCTTCTTTGGGCCAGATGTCTTGGGGGATATGTTCATAGATGAATCCCATGTTGCGGAGGTGTGCGCATGCGTCCTCGAATTTCTTGGAAACGATGCCGACACGACGGTTCGTGTTCGTGAAGGCGTAATGGAGGTGGAGGGCCAGGAAGAGCCACGAGATCCACATGCGGCGGCTCTTGTCAACGATGAGTTTGTCGGTGCTCTGCCAGATGCGGACGATGGGAGCGAGGTAGGGCTTGTACTGGGGCTGATCCGCACGCGTGGGAGAGGGCTTTACGGGGCGCTTCGAATCCACTTCGTCTTGCGTGTAGACGCAGTGGTCGAGGAAGGTGAGCGGATCTTGGAGTTGGATGAGCCGCTCAGCGAGATTGGCGGAGAGCTCGGCCACGGGCTAGGAGGAACCCATTTTGGGGAGGAGGCCCTTGGCTTCGGCGTACTTGTCGTCCTCGCCGAAGTCGGGGACGATGGCCCGGGTGCGCTCTTCACGGAGCTTCATGAGCTGCTCGGTGAGCTCGCGGACGTTCATGCCGGTGATTTCTCGGGATTCCTTGGGCTTGCCGTGCTTTTGCTCGTAGAACCACTTGGCGACGTCTGCGCGGGTGCTGGCGGAGACGGTGGGGTCGTCGCGGATCGTGCGGAGGACGTCGATGGCGCTGTATTGCTCGCGGTCAATGAGTTCCTTGGAATCCTTCTGACCAATGTGGAAATTGAACGCCGCAATGAACTCGACTGAGACTTCTTCCTCCAACCAGCGCTTAACCGTTTTGACGTTGCGGCCGCTGGCGAGCGCGATTTTTGTTTGCGGCCAGCCAAGGCAGTGAGCGACACAAAATGTGCGCTGTTCCGGCGTGAGGTTGAACTTCGCGGCAAGATGCGCCGGGAATTTGACCTTTGCGACATCCTTTAAGTGCTCCCAGTCGGACTTGGCGTCCTCTTCCTCGGGCGTTTCGGGGCCGTCGTAGGCGGGATTTGCGGCTTTGGCCTCGTTGATGACCTTTTGACGAGTCTTTTTGCGCTCTTCCTCGGCCCAAATGACGCGCGGATCACGATTGTCGACGTATTTCGGCATGGTCCTCGATGTATTGTACCATATTGTAGTGTATGGTCAAGGCATACGATTGACTGGTGTGGACATACACGGGCATTTTTAGCGTTTGGAGATGGTCTGGATGCGACTTTTTACGCGGTTGTAGACTTGCTCGGTGACCGCGAGGTCCATTTTGTTGTGATGGATGATTTCGTCGAAATTTTTGTGCGTTTTGAAGCCGGTGCGGGCCTCGACTTCGGCGCATTTCCAGGTGTTGATGTCGAGCGGAGTCTTCTTGGAGGCACAACCGAGGACGCGAGAGGCCCAATCGAGGCGCGATGAGGTGAAGGTGCTCTTGCCCATGCGTACCATGTACATGATGTCGCTGTGGAACTTCTTTGAGAGCTGATTTTGGTGTGTGAGAAGTAGGCGGTCGTTGATGTAAGGAATGTCAAACATGATCCCGTTCCAGGTGATCAGGTAGTCGTACGAGTCGAGGACGTTGCGAACGTTCTCCATGAGACGCTTGTCGATGTGGAGAGGGTCTTTGCTGGGCGAGGGGTAGTCGCGGAGGCTGAGAATGAGCGGCGGACGCCCGAGCTCTTTGATGCCGCAGCAGAGCATGAAGCCCGCGTCTGCTTTTAATGTCGTGCACTCGATGTCTACGATGCAGGTTCTCATATGGCTATGCTATGGCGGAAGCGAGGGAAGTTGCAAGGGTCGGGCTCCGCCCGAAGGGCGGTTAGAGTGTGACGGTGGGGGGCGGAGATGGGAGGAAGGAGGTGGAATGAAAACGGAAGGAATATCAGGGACTTAGGGAAAGTGAAAATTTTGTATATATTTCGGGGGGATGGTCCTGTTGGTTGGGAGGCTGTGGAAGGTAGGTGCACCCGGGGCGGGGTAGCTGAGGTATTTCGCGCTCCGACCGCGTCCGTGCTGGTGACCGCTCTGCTATTGTCGTACTCAGGAGTGTTATAGTAGTTAGCCCGGGTAGCTCGGGAAGGGGTATGCAAGATCCATGCCATTGAATGGTCGGACCTTCACTGCGCTCTATCGGATGCGCGCTAGGGCGCGCGTGAATGTGATGTGATTG